AAAAACAACTTGCTTTTCACAAAACATTAAAGCGTAATCGTTGGGTGTTTGGTGGAAATCGTACGGGTAAAACAGAATGTGGAGCAGTAGAATGCGTATATATGGCAAGAGGCAATCATCCTTATCGTGAAAATCGCAAAAATACACATGGTTGGGTTGTAAGTTTATCTAGTCAAGTACAAAGAGACGTGGCTCAAAGTAAAATTCTACACTATCTTCGACCTGAATGGATTGAAGATATTGTTATGTTGAGTGGTAGAAAAGACAATTTACAAAACGGCGTAATAGATAAAATTTTAATTAAAAATGTTTTTGGCGGAATTAGTACTATTGGCTTTAAAAGTTGTGACCAGGGACGAGAAAAGTTTCAAGGAACAAGCCTTGACTACGTTTGGTTTGACGAAGAACCGCCTTATGATATTTACTTAGAATGTAAAATGCGAGTAATAGATAAATGTGGTGACGTTTTTGGTACAATGACGCCACTTAAAGGATTAACTTGGGTTTATAATACTATTTATTTAAATGAAAATGCTGACCCAGAAGTTTGGCATATTACTTTAAGTTGGCAAGATAATCCATTTTTAAATAAAAATGAAATAGAAAGCCTTAAATGTATGTTAAGCAATGACGAGTTAGATGCAAGATGCTATGGTAATTTTACATATTCTGGTGGGCTTGTATATAACAATTTTAAAGAAGAGTTAAATGTAGTGGAGCCTTTTGAAGTTCCTAAAGAATGGTATGAAAATATAAGCATAGATCCTGGATTTAGAAATCCTTTATCTTGCCATTTTTATGCAGTAGATTATGACGGAAATATTTATGTCTTAAGAGAACATTACGAAAAAGATAAAGATATAGAATATCACGCAGAAAAAATACATGAAATAGCAAACGAACTTGGTTGGCATAAAAATTCAAATGGTCACTTATCTGCTTTAATAGACAGTGCTGCCGAGCAAAGAACTTTAGCTTCTAGTAGTAGTGTAGTTGATTTATTTTATGATTTTAAAATAGATTGCAACAGCAAAGTTAATAAAGATTTATTTTCGGGAATTAGTAGAGTAAAAAACTTGATTTGCAATATAAAAGGTGAACGAAAACTTTTTATTTTTTCGTGTTGTACAAATTTAATTAGAGAAATTAAAAGTTATTTTTGGGGTAAACATGATGTGCCCATTAAAAGAGACGATCACGCTCTTGATGAATTAAGATATTTTATAATGAGCCGGCCTGAAAATAAAAAATTAGAGACTAAAAACACAATACAAAAAGATAATAATAGGCTTTATCGAAGGATTTTAAATACTAGATATGGAAGATAAAAATTTAATAAACGAAAAAGATGAAATTCAAAATCAATATGAAAACCTTAAAACTATTCCAAACAATAAAAGAGTAAATATTAATTTTGACGAAAAATTAAACGACGTACTTTATAAACGTGCGTTGGGTTATTCAAGTGAAGAAATAATAGAAGAATTTCAAGACGATAATGGAAACTTAAAATTAATTAAAAGAAAAGTAACAAAAAAAGACATACCACCCGACATAACTGCGGTTAAAATTTTACTAGAAAAAAAAGGCGAAGAAGAATTAGATTTAAGCAGTATGTCGGATGAAGAATTGGAAAACTTGCGTAATGAAGTTATGCTTAAAATATTAAAAACTCAAAACGAGGAGACTTAAAATGAAAAAAAAATTAACTAAACAAGCAAAAGAAAAATATATAGAAAATTTAGTAAACGAAACTATTGCAGACTTTAAAAATCGCCAATTAGAACGTAAATCTATTGAGGCGCAATGGGTACTAAACATGAACTTTTTAAATGGTAACCAGTACTGTAACATTAATATTGGCGGCGATGTGGAAGATTATTCAAAGCAATATTTTTGGCAAGAAAGAGAAGTTTACAATCATATTTCACCAATTATAGAAAGTAGAATTGCAAGGCTTAGTCAAATTCGTCCACAAATGAGTGTTGTTCCTTCTACAAACAGTGAAGAAGATTTATCTATGGCAAAAGTTAGTAAAAACATTATTAATTCTGTTTATCACAAACTTAATATTTCAGATTTAATTATTTCATGTACTCAATTTAGTGAAGTTTGTGGAACAGGATTTTATAAAGTCACATGGGACAACAACAAAGGAAGAAGACTTGCAAAGTTAGATGACAGTGAATGGTTATATGAGGGTGATATTAAAGTGGAAGTTGTTTCACCTTTTGAAATTTTTCCAGATAGCACTGCCTATGAAAATGTTGACGATTGTATGAGTATAATTCATGCTAAAAGTTATCATAAAGATTTAGTAAAACAAATTTGGGGAATAGAAGAACTTGGTGAAGATATAGATACTTTTAGTTTAGATAATATTTCAAATCTTGGTGGACTAGGTTATAACGCAACAAGTAATAAAGTTGCTTCTACTATTAAGCATGACCAAGTTTTAGTAATAGAAAAATATGTTGCACCTACTAAAGAATACCCAGATGGAAGATTAATTATTGTTGCTGGTAAAACCTTAGTGTATGACGGAATTCTTCCTTATGTAAACAGGGAGGACGATAAACGCGGATTTCCGTTTATTAAACAAATTTCTATAAAAAATCCTAATTGCTTTTTTGGAAGTAGCGTTATAGAAAGAATTATTCCAGTTCAACGAAGTTACAATGCTGTTAAAAACAGAAAACATGAATATTTAAATAGATTAAGCATGGGTATTTTAACTGTTGAAGATGGTTCAGTGGATTATGAAAACCTAGAAGAAGAAGGTCTTTGTCCTGGCAAAGTGCTTGTTTATAGGCAAGGTAGTACAGCACCTAAAATTATGGACAATGGTACTATTCCAAGTGATTTTCAAGAGGAAGAAGAAAGATTATTAAGTGAGTTTAATCAAATTAGTGGGGTTAGTGACTTTATGGTAAATAATAAAGTTAATTCTACTAATATTTCTGGTATAGCATTAGAACTTATGATGGAACAAGATACAAACCGATTAAATGTCACTGCCGACCAAATTAAAATTGCTATAAAATTAGTCGCAAGTAATATTTTAAGAATATATAAACAATTTGCCTCAAACAGTCGTGTATCTAAAATAATTGGTAAAGACGGTTCAATAGAAATGTTTTACTTTAATAAAAGCGACATTTCTAGTGACGATATAGTTTTTGAAACGGAAAATGAAATTGGTGAAACAAAAGCACAAAAAAGAAGTTTAATTTTTGAACTTTTAAATGCAGGCTTGCTTTATAATGAAGAAGGTAAACTAACTACTCGTATTAAAGCAAAAACTTTAGAAATGTTGGGATTTGGCATGTGGGATACCCAATACGATTTAGAAGAATTGCACATGAAAAAAGCGGGTAAAGAAAATTTAAGTTTAATTACAAATTTAACTATTGATGAAGTTTTGGAAGTGGATGATCATTCTCTTCATGTTGACGAACATATTGCGTTTATGCTTGGTGAAGAGTTTAACAAAGTAGTTAAAGAAAATACACAAATTAAGGAAAAAATGTTAGAACATATTAAAAAACATAAAGTTTTTTTAAAAACTGAATTAAATAATAAGGAGATTTAATTATGGAAAATTTTGAAGAACAACTAAGTAAAAATGAAAATGCTAGCCTAAATGCAGTAGAGCATCAAAACGAAACCATTGAGGTTTTAGACAATCAATCGAGCAATCTTTCATTTTCAGGCTCTTCAACTAAAAAATTTAAAAGCGTAGAGGCACTAGAAAAAGCATACGAAAATTTAGAAAAAGAATTTACTAAAAAGTGTCAAGCGCTAAACTCTCTAAAAAGCGAAAATGATAAAGAAAAATCACCGCAATACACTAGAGAAGATTGGCTACAAAAAGTTGGTGAATTTTTAGAAAAGCACCAACTTGCCAAAAACTACACAAAACAAATTGCTGAAGTGCTTACTAATAATGAGGAACTTTCTAAAAAAGAAGATGCACTTAGCCTTGCTTACTCTATGGTGTTAGAAAACAATTTTAAAACCAAAGAAGAATTAATGCAAGACGAAACATTTTTAAACGAATATGTTTTTGGTAGTGAAAAAATAAAAAATAAAATTATTGAAGAATATTTACAAAATATTTCTTCAAGTAAAACAGTTCCTTTAATTTCTAATGTTAGGGGAGCGGGAAGTGTACCTAGCCCTAAATATCAACCAAAGAGTTTAAGAGAGGCTAGTTTGTATGCTCAACAAATTTTACGAAAATAAGGAGAAAATATGGTTACAATTAACAATGCACAAGACGCATTAAAAAGTGCATATTTAAGCGTGGTAAGTGAAGCTTTAAATATAAACGCTAATCCATTACTAGCTAAAATTAACCAAACTACAAACGACGTTTGGGGAAAAGAAATAATTAAACTTACAAGTTATGGCGTAAACGGTGGTGTTGGTGCTGGAACAGAAACTGACACTTTACCTGAAAGTGCTGGAAATAACTATGTTAAGTTTGTATCAAGTTTAAAAAATTTATATGGTACTATTGAAATCAGTGATAAAGCAATTAGAGCAAGCGAATCAAACGCAGGTGCTTTTGTAAATTTATTAGAAGCCGAAATGGAAGGCTTAATTAAATCTTCTAACTATAATTTTGGAAGAATGTTATTTGGTGACGGCAGTGGTAAACTTGCCGAAATTACAAATGCAGAAGCTACAGCAGTTACAGTTTCTAGCGTTAAATTTTTAATTGAAGGACAAAAAGTTGATTTATATCGTAAAGGAACATCTGGCGACACTAAAGTGCAAGCAGGCTTAAGAATTACTGCAATTGACAGAAAAAATAAAATAGTGGCATTCAATCAAGATGTAAACAGTGAAGTAATTGGCGATAGTGAAAATGTATATTTTCTAACTATTCAAAATAGTAAAGACTTAGAACTTACAGGTCTTGGTGCTATTTTTAACACAACTGGTACACTTTATGGCGT